TCATTGACATCGGATGCAGACCAGACATCACCATCCGTATAGTTAGTCGGTAACGGGATTCCAACAGCCATTAGCACACCTCTTTCATAGGGTCAATTCTAGTACATAACATCGAGTAAAGCCTCCTGCGTGGTCAAAACTGTTACCCAGGTGTTTGGAGTGATGTCATGGGCAATTCCCTGGCATTGTAAGGTCTTAACAATAGTCGAGCCGCCTTGGCCATCATTGGTGATTTGCATAGTGTCAAAATAATCTAAGTCAAGTGCTGCTGTAACCCCTGCGCCATAACCCAAAGTAACCAGGTCTAAAGTAATTGAGTCAATACGGATTGTTGTTTCTTTGCGAGTAGTCACATACGCCGTTGCTAGGGCTAAAGCATTGGCATCTGTCTGCATCAACATATCTGGGGCAGTAATAGCGTGCGTAAAGTATTGGGCAATAGATGTGGCATCTGAGTAAGTTTGACCAGTTCCACCAATTCTAGTAACTGTCGCTGAGTTCACAATAGTCTTATCATCAAAGGCAAATTGGATGCCTGCGTAGTTAATATCAGAAGAACCAGTGGCGTTAGAAAAAGCAGTTGGTGTTGCTGATTGAGCATCCACCACATATTGACGATTCTTGAATTCTGCGTTTCCTGCTTTGTCAATATAAAAAGCACCTTGTTCAGTGAACTCAACTGTTTGAATAGCCTGGAGAACTGAACGAGTTCCACCTGGGTCAACCTGACAAGTCGTATTGCCAGTCTGAATTGAGCGCTGAGAGTTTGGCCATGAAACCATATCTAGAATCTTGTTGATTCGTGTGCCTGTATCCTGTCCAGCAGTAGCACCTGTAACTGTTGTTACGTTTGAATTAAAGAATAATCTGAACGCATCGTAGCAGACAAAATCAACAAATCCTGTTTCCTGAGATGTTGGGTATGTGTATTTGTATTCTGTAATATAACCAGAAAACATTGAATACAAAGTGCCGTTATAGTCTGCTTGAATCTGAATCTTGCGTAATGGTTGAACATCGGGATAAAAAATTGAGGATGTGTTCTGGGGATTCCAGTTGCCTGTTGGGTCATTGACGCGCACAACTGCTGTTGCTGAAATGTATTTATCCTGCAAAAGATTGCGTTCTCTTCTAGTATTGATTTTAAGAACAGAAGCAGATACATCAACAATGTTTGGAACAACTGTACCAAGTTCAGCAAAGCCCAATCGACCTGTGCCAAGAACCATCACAGTACCAAATGATGCTCCCTGAGTAAGGTTGATTTTAACAATAGGCGTTGCAGGTAATGCCATTAGTACACCGTGCTGTAATTGATTGGTGTGCCAGCAGCCTGGTTGTTGTAGATACCCTGAGTGATGGCTGTGACAATATCGCGTTCTGTGCTAATTGAACCTTGAACATTGACTGTTACATAGGTTGGTGAACCATTGCTTGCGGTGTTTATAGATGCGTTATTAAACCCAATTGAATTTTGGAGCGCTGTAATATCTGGCATTGCTAATCTTAATTTGTCATTAATTATTTCTCTTTGTGTTTCAATAGGTGTATTTGGCCCAAGGGTTAGTGCTTGCAATTGTTGAACCTGTGGCGCAATTTTTGAATACATAGAACTAATAGTTGCACGCATTTCGTCCAAACTAAAAGTACGAATCTTACCCAATTCAGCCAATAGTTTTTGCAAGGTACTTAGCCATTCTTCAAATGGATTAGGCACGCTACCAAGGTTAATCATGTCACCACGCAGTTGACCTAACAACTTTGCGTTTTGACTAATTGAAACAACCAAACGATTTGCAGCAGTAATGTTTCCATCATTAATTGCTTCTTCTAAATCAAGAATTTCCTGCTTTAACTTAATACGGACTTTATCTTCTTCAGTCTGCTTGCCCATCGCGGCAGCCGCTAACTGGATTCTATCCATGTCAAAGAGTTGTTCTGATTTATTCAAGAACGCTGAAAGTTTATCTAATGCAACTTTTTTAGCCTTTTCAGCAGCCAGTTTCTTGGCGGCATCTAAACGTTTCTTTTCAATAGCCTGCAATTCTTTTGCACGTTTAATTGCCGCTTCATCGGCTTTATTCTGTAAAGCAAAATACTGTGCCCCACCAGGGAACTTGCCAGAGATAGCACCAGGCGCTCCCATCTTTTGTGCGCCTAGTTTTCTGCCTTCTTCTCTTAGTTTGTCTAAGACACCACCAGGACCGATGTAGCCACCAATAACAGGAATAAGACCTGATAAATCAAAACCGCCTGGAGAGAAGCCAGTCTTTAGTTTTTCAATAAGGGAAGCAGCGCCAAGGGTTGCTTCAGAAGTTGCCTTGGCGAAATCTTCCATTGCACTGGTTGCCTTAGGTAATGAGCCTGCACCAGCAAGTAAAACAAAACTATCTACTAAACCTTTTCCAATAACTTCTTTTGCTTGTTCTGCATTTTCTTTAAGTATTAGCAACTGACCTGAGTAAGTTGAAGCAGCGTCAGTTGCAGCGCCAGCAAGGCGAGTATCTAGTAACTTCTGTATATCAGCAAAGGACCTTAATTGTAATTCTGCTTTCGTAAGGCCTGTGTTGTATTGATTGAGCGCCTTACGATTGCCAAGGTATGCCTGGCTTAAACCTTTAGCCGCTTCAGAAACGCTAATGTTATTGGCTGCCGCAACGTTCATTGCAGTATTCATTAGTTCTTGCGACTTAGTAACTGAACCTGTGGCGCTTAATAGGGCCTGCATAGCAGGGACGGCTTGGTCGCCAGTTACTCCGTATAGTTTACCAAGGTTATCTATATATGCAGTAATTCTAGAAGTTTCAAAGGCTAAGCCTAAGTTCTTCATTGTGTTATTAAGTACGGCGGCCTCGCGTTCGGCATCCATAAATGCACGAACTGAAGCCTTGCCAAAATTAACAACTGCCGCGACAGAGAATGTAACGCCTAGTGCTTTAGCAAGATTCTTAACTGTACGTTCAAGTTTTTGAGCAGATGTTTCAGCCGCTTTAAATGCCTTAGAGCCTGTGAACTCTGAGGCAATTTGTATCGCTATCTTCGAAACGTCCATGTTACGCTGCTCTCTTTAAATCTACAATTGAAGTGCGTTTGTTAAATTTAGCAGTGACATTTTCAACTGCTTTAAAATAAGCAGTAAGGACTTTGCCATTTGTTTCATCCCATGCACGGTAAATTAAACGACCGCGCTTATCACCAATGCCAGATGTTTTCTTTTGGCCATAAATTGGACCAAGGTTCTTAATAAACTGTTCGCCTGCTTTTGGATTAACAGAGTGTGAGTAGCGCTTCTGAGTAACGTTCTTGCCTGGACCAACCCAAGGCTGACCGCCTGGATTCTTGCGTCCTGCGGTTTCAATAATTGCACCTAAAGCAGACTTATTTTCAATTGCTGCTAATGAGGTAAAGCCACGATTATTGGCGCGACTAGGACTGGTTTTGTAACTAATACCTTTGCGTATGATGTTTGAATCATACATAGGGAACTTTGCTTCAGAGAATGAACGACGTTGCCATCCGCTCATGATGTCAGAATCACTAGGTACGAAACCACGCGCCTGCTTGACAACTGGCTTTAATGCAGCAGCAACTTCTTTGCGCAGTTCAGTTGCCAAGTCAGGAGCGTAATCTCTTAACGCTTTACGAAGTGCGAGAGCGCCCACGACTTCTGTTGGCATCTCTCATCTCCTTTGCTTCATCTTTAAGAACTCTTATCAAGTTCTTTAACATCTCTTCGTCTAGTTCTAACAAATGTTGTGGCGGAATTCCTAGCCTCACGCTTAATTTAGCAATGAGGTAGGTGACGGAATCCCGCCCTAGTTCGGGGAATCATCATCAAGAACTTCGACGTCAATCAAAGTTTCAATGAACTTTTCCCCAAACATCGGTACGGTTTCACCAGACCTGCGAATACATTCCCAAGCAAGCCAAAATATTGAAGTTTGAGAAGCATCTTCAATAAAGGATTTGTGAAATCCTTTCTTAGCCCAAATCTCAAACCCGTACTGCACTAATGGAGTAATTGGGTATTCGCCAACTTGTCCATCTGCCCTTGTTACTTTTAACTTTGCCATGCTTTGCCCCTTAGTTTAGTTGTTTAGAAAGTACCTGTTGTTGCAACTGCAACTGTTGAATTACAGTTCCAAGTTACTGACATTGAGCCAATATCGCCAACTGCTCCGTTGATATCCTGAGTTCCATTTACTAGGACGCTCATTGTGTACAAAGGATTTGTTGCTGATACTGCTGAGTTCTTATCTTGCAGAAGAACTAAAGTAACAGTTGTTCCCCATGCTGCTTGCAATGTTGCAAGAACGCTTGCGGCTGCTGTGTCATTTAAGAAGTCAATTGTTACAGAAGATGACTCTAGCCCCTTGACAGCCTTCCGACTGCCATCTCCCATGGCTGTTACATCTAGTTCATCAAACTGACGATTAAGTGTGACGGATGTCACATGGTCGCTGAGGTCAATAGTTGCCACCTTGACTCCAACTTTGTTATTCAAGAATACGCTCACTATTATTCCTCATCTTTCTTTGTTGCTGTTGGCTTTGATACTGGTGTTACCTGCCCGATTTTCTTCAGGAAGGCCTCGTTCTCTTTTTCCCATTCGGACATATTAACTCCAGGTGGTTAGTACGGACAGTGACATCTCGCATGTCAAAAGTGAACCTGAGTCCACGTTTAGAACGCTTGGTTGGCTAATTGCTCCAACATTATACGTCAAGGATGACGCTGCGAGTTTATTGAACACGCCAACTAAGGCTGTTTCAATTCCATTGAGGTTGCCTTCGTTATCAAACAAAGGAACAGTGATTACCAATTTAAAGTTGGCAGTTGGTGCAATTGTATTGTGCTGGTTGTTGTTAGGCGTTAGGTAAGGGTCATCTGGCGCAACGATAACTGAATTGGCTAAAACCGTTGCAGGTGGGAACGCAAAAACTTGCCATAAGGAATTATCAACTAAAGCGCTGGCAATAGTTGTTCTCAGGGTTGTTAATGCTGTTGACATTATCCAACCATTGAACTTGGGCTAATTGCGTGGGCCAACAAGCCTCGTACGCGTGCAAGTAAAGTATTTCCCATGCGATAAGGCGATGGTGCAAAGTCTGGTGATACGCCGCCTGAATTAGAAACCTGACGTGCTTGCCAGATGTCTACTGAAATCATAAGTGCCGCTTCTTGTACGGCTGCATCTAGTGTGTAATCAACATAAGTATCTGCTGCAACCTGGCCTAGTGGCTCTACTGGATGGTAGGGAGCAGGTGTGTTGTTGTTGCCTGTGATGGCGTAAGTAATGTTGTAATCGCCAACGCCTGTCAGAGTTTTAGAGCCGTTGTGCTTTGAGCCGTTGCCTGATATAACAACTGTCTGTCCGACATAAAAGACTTTTTCAACTAGAGTGTCAAAGTAAAGTGTACCTGTTGTTGCTGTGTTGCTATGTGCGATGTTATATGTGTAGTTGTTCCATAACATAGGAAGGATTACAACGTCAGCAGCGTCGCATGTCTGTTGAAGCGTAGCGTCGTTATATAAAGTTCCAACGCCAAGTGCGCTTCTAAGTTCTGCTACTGTGCAAAGTGACATTCTTAATCCTTTCTAAAGACTGAAGGCGGGGCAAGGGCTGCGCCCCGCCTTCAGTGACTTAGTTGTCGATTACGCTACTGCGAAACGACGTACGCCCTTACCTGACTTAGCAACATAAAGTGCTAGGTATCCGTAAAGGTTGATTTCGATTTCGCCTGAAGTCAACACGTTAACACGAAGTTGTGTTGTTGGTGACTCCCAAGCATAAACAGAACGTGGTGCAACTAGGAACGCAGAGTCATCTGCAATACCTGATGCTGAAATGTTGTGGTCAACAATGAGGTCTGTACCAAGTACGCCACCAACAACTGAAGTTGCTACTGCGTTACCTGCTGCATTGTATGTTGCGCCTTGAGCAGAATATAGAGGACGGCCTGTTGTATCTGCGTATCCTGTAATTGCTGCCCATTGGTCAGTTGAAGCAACGAGTTTGTTAGCGAAATCGCCACCAGTACCCTTATATGCTGCTGCGCCTTCTACTGAAACGAATGATTGAAGTCCTGCTGCTGTTGTAGCAACATTTGCTCCTGCTGTACCTGCTGAAATAAACTTAGCAATAAGTGCGGCATCTGTTGCCTTCTCATACGCCTTGCGAAGTTCTGACATCATAAGTTCCATGAACGCAGGAGAACTGCGGTCCACTAATTCAAAACTTACACGCTGCAATCCACTGAACTTTTCCACACTTACTGTGTCATAGGCTGAAGTCATGCCTGTTTCAGATGGTGCTGAACCTTCGTTTGTATCTGCAACTGTTGGTGCAACATCTGCTGAAGATGCGTTTGTGTAAAGGCGTGGAACTGTGAAAGACATACCGCTTTCCACAAGTGCTGAACGTGTTACTGCTTCAAATGCAGGACGGCCAGAGAAAGTATCTGTAAGGAAAGTTTGTAGATGTCCTGGCAATGTC